GGCTCTTCCACCCTTACTTCCAGACTTAACGGATGATACTATACGTCTCCAGAGGGCTGGGTTGGCCTTCTTCGCCGAAGATTTCTTCAATATAGTTGAAAAAATCTCGATGGGTACGTCCCAATTATCCATTCTTATCCTTGTTGCCTAAGTGGGTAACAGAGGCTTCCATGTTGTGGAGAGTGTCTGAGATTTTGTTTTGTACCCAGCCGGGGAGGTCTTCCTCGTCCTCAATTAACCCATAGAGTGAATCAGCGATATCACGGATTCGGTCTAACTGCGACCTAGCCATCCTACCTTCTTCTTCCTTAGCCATCCATGCGGCAAATGCGTCTCTTGCTTTACGCATCTCCTCCATGTTGGGGTCACCTAAGAATTGCCCTGATTCATTAACGATTACAGGAGAGACAATGTTTCCGGGTTCACTGTATGTGACTGGAGCATACCTAGCTCTCTCTAAGTCAACTTCATCAGGAAGTCCCAAAAGAGATGTTATTGATCGGCTCTGTAGCTGCCTAGCGTTTTCATTCTCAAGGACAGCCATTTGTTTTGCTCCCAACCCCGGAACGATACTAGCTTTATCAAACCAAGCTGTAAAAATCTCTGTGAAAGTAGGAACTTCTTCTTTAGAAATAACTGTAAAGAATGAACCCGGCGTTGATGCTGGAACCACCTCAGACTTCATTAACTCAAAGTGGGCACCTTGGTTAACCCCTTTTTCACAGATTGTAACTTCAGCAAGTTCTAGCTGGTCTACCTGCATGTAAGTATTAGTGCCTTTGGTAATATTCTGAGTTTTGGTTGCACTACCGGCAATAGAGTAGGAACGCATCTTGTTGTCTTTGATTTGGTCAGCGACCTTCAACCCAATTTTAGTGTCGTTGCGAAGCTCACAGATGAAGAACAGAGCGTTGTCCTTTACACCACTCTTAAATATCTGTCCTGACTTGGCTATGAAGGCAGGAAGCGCATGTCCAACCTGAACATCGGAATGCATTACCATAACATTCCTAGCTCGGAAATTATTCATGTATCGTTCAAAAGCATCGTCTAGGGCGGACATTGTGATAAGATGCCCTTCCCTGTCAACCAATTCCACCGAAGCAGGACCACCCACTACGACAGGTTCTTTGTCATCCAACTCTAATATCTTGACGACTTCAGCATATTTAGGTTCATTTGGATATGCTCTATTCAGAGTTAGGATTTCTGCTGGAGAAGCTAATCCAGCCTTGAATACTCGTTCATATTCTTTTAAGGCATCCCCAATATCACTAAGGGCAACTTTACCCCCCGTGTTCGATGTAGCTTTGTCCAGAATAATAATAGAATCTTCAGATTCTTGTAGCCATTTTTCGTATGCGGTGTTCGTTGCTGCTTCAATAACCATTAGGCTTGGTGAATCCCCCATATTACTCCATATACTGTTGGAGTCTCGGTACCAGTAGCGTTTACGAAACTAATCCTCTCCCTGAAGTCAATTGGGAAGTTTGTTTCAAAGAAACCAGTGTGCGGCTCATCTGCCGTAGGAGCTTTGATGTAAATTCCTGTGGATGATGAGGCATCACAGTCAAAGGCAAGGTAAGTATTGTGACTAGTATGCAATCTTATGCCTCTAATCACAACGGAATCTACACGCTTTTTAGAGATTGATAGGTCTGCGGTACCTTCCCAAGAGTAATCCCGCCCCAAATCACCTGCTATGTATGATGAATATGAAGAATCCGTTCTGACTTCATTATGAATTTTGTCTGCATAGAATGTTGTTGACTGTTGCGTTGGGGTCACAACCTTTACATATGCGGTTGTACCTCTAGTAGTCTTAGGAATTACGTACTGGACTTGCAGTTGTTGAAAGGATGTGCTAAGGGTAACCGTATTACCCGTAGCCAAAGTAGTTCCGTCAGCGTCCTCTATAACAATTTGGACTGTCCCTGTCGGAGAACCTCCATCCCCTCTAACAACTGCTTGTCCAGACAACACACGTATCCCAGACGAACCGTGCCCGATAACCTGTGTAGTGTAGAAACCTTCACCAGCAGCAGCGTTATCCGTTATGTTTTTTAACGAGTTAGAGCCGTCCGCAGCGTAGGTGGAACTCTGACTAATAGTTGAACCGGTAGCAGTAAATTCCGTTATGGTAGAGTTTTCAACTGAAGGGTTAGTAACAAGGTTAACCCCTGCTTTCCCTCGGTCTATAGTAAACAAGTCCTGAGCCGTATTAGTAGTACTTAGAGTCGTACTAAACGGATAGTACTTAGTAAACGGATGAGTTGATGTTCTGGTACTGGGGTCAATTTCCCACGATGACCAAGCATCATGCATCAAGTCTGCCATATGTTATTATCTCCTATCGGTTATAAAACCAACTAATCAATCCCGTAATCCCGCCCAATACTACTATTGTATGCAGTAGAAGTACTCCTACCGCTACCATACTAGTCTTCGCCCCGTAAACTCGGTTACGCCATTCTTTTATGTCTGTAAGTTCAGTATCTAATCTATTTAAAGTTTGAGTCAATGTTTTATTTAGTTCTGATTGGCTTTCAATATAACGGTCTAGGCGTTCAGCATACACCGCTAATTTCAAGTCCACTGACTCGTCGGCCACTATCGACCGTAGACCATAATCCGAACACTTACATTACTCAGGTCTTCTGTGTCTGCTACCTCAATAGTTGAAGATAGGTCTGTTGTTGTATTGCTAGCATCACCATTGTAGACTTTTATTTTCGAGTTAGCGTAGTCGTACAGAGCAAAGTATGCATAGTCAGTCCCTGAAGTATCTTCAACGTTGCCAATTGCAACGAATTCGATTTTATCAAGTCCTAGGTCGCTGGCTGCGAGAGACTCACCCCCAGTAGGATAAGAACTGTCGAATGTAACTTCAACTATTCTATATTGGAGATCGCCGGGAACACCCTTTGGAAACTCTGCACCGCTAGAAGAAGTGCTAATAGAAAGAGCCATTTATTTTTCCTCCATGGATACGTGTAAAGGCGGGGAGGTAATCCCCCCCGCCTAAAAGAAAGCTTTGATTACGTGTTAAGGTCAACAATCTTGGCCTGAACATCGAAACGGTGTGCCCTAAGTTCAGCCATCGTGTAAAGCAAACCACGAACTACGAGCGATGAAGCTGCAAAGTAGTCACGGTTCTCGATGTACTGAGTAGGTTGAGCAACCGCTACCTCAAGGTAGTCAGTGTCCAGAACGTAGACGTTAGAACCAAGCTCACCATCTGCGTCACTGTAAGACTTAGTAGTGTCTGCATCTGGAAGAATTGGGATACCCATGTAAGTAGACAGAACCAGACCAGTTCGAGTTCCGGGGAATGTCTTCTCCGAACCGATACCAACCTGATACTCTTCCTGACCGAGGTATCGCTGCTGAGAGTTGAGCAATCGCTCAAGTTTGAAGTACTGGTCATGTCCCATGAGGATGAGCTTTGGCTCACCACCATTGGTGCGAATCTTCTCAATAGCTGTGTCCAGCATGTTGAGCGAGAGGTCTCGACCCGTACCAGAGTTGCCCTGTACCGAAGCAGCAGTCTTCCACTGGTTAGAAGAAGTTCGGCTTTCGGTAAGAGTAGATTCAATACCGTATACGTTTGCACGAGTGTCGGTCGTTGAGCTACCTACGTTTGTACCGTGAACGGTAACAATGTCGTCGATAGAGGTAAGACCAGCACGAGTGTGGACGTAGATAAGGTCACCGTCAGCTGGGTCGTTAGTGAAGTTAATGGTCAACACGTTACCGGAAATAGCGGTAATTTCAACACCGGTAGCATCTTCGTGTGTACCAGCGTTGTCAAGTGCGAACTTGTCACCAACTCGGAATCGGGAACCGTCGTCAACTGTTACAGTTGTACCGTTACCAGCAGTAGCAACAGCGGCTGAAGGAGCGGTCAACTCAAGGTTCATTTCCTTGATGTGGTCCAACTGAGCGTTCTCGTTTTCGAGGGCAAGAACATCACCAACACCACCTTCAAGCTGCGACGTAAACATCGCCTTGACTGAGGCTGCGAATGTCGTACCAACGATACGAGGCAGCGACGAAACGGTCTGAATGTCCGAAACGTCGATTGTTGGCAACGAACCAGTTTCACTGATAGGCTGTGAACGGTTTGCGCCACGGTCGGCACGAACACGCCAACCAGCAGTGTTACCCCACACATTACGTGGGAGTGCGTTGAAGAAGCGGGTCTGGTTGTTCAGTGCTTGCCATACCTTGCGACCGAAAGTAGCCGTGAAGATATCACCTGAAACCGAGCCACCGCCATCTACACCGAGGGCAGTTCCGGAGAACGCCTTTGACAGGTACTCAGAACCGAGAAGACTCTGGGTCATTCCTCGGTTAGCCTGAGCTAGATATTCTGAAAGCGAAGTAGCCATTTTTTCTAAATCCTCCTAAGAATTAAAGTGTGACCTCACCGTTCTGTACTGCGAACTGCAATTTGCGAAGTTCACCGTAAGAAAGGTTAGCAAGGTCATTAACGTCTACGGATTCAGTAGCCTTAACAATGTCTACTTCATCCTTACCAAAGGTAGCCTTAGGAGCGACCAATCGGGTCTCTTCCTTAAAGCCCATTTTTCGTAGTCGAGCTTCGGACTCTTCCTGAACAGCCTTAGCAATATTAGCCTTAGAGTCAGCAAGTTCTTTCTGAAGAGCATCAATCTGCTTCTTCATCTGGCTGTACATAGCCTTCTCTTCGTCCTCGTCCTCATCCTCGTCCATCTCAGCCTTTTCCTCATCCTCGGCCTCGTCGTCCTCTTCAGCCTTCATAGGGTAAGACTTCTCTTCGTCTTCCTCTTCGTCGTCCTCAGCCTCAGCCTGAATAGTGGCTTGCTGGTCAGCAGCAGCTGTAGGAGGAGCAACAGTAGTGGAAGAGTCGTCACCACTGGCGTTTACAGGACCGCTGCTCTTAGCCTTGCGTTCCTTTTCGCCATCCAGATCATCAGTAGCTTTGAGCATACTAACAACAGCAGAAGCGACATCTTTTACAAGAGCGTTTCGCTCATCAGCTTCAGCTTTGGCGAGTTCAGCCTCTGCATCCACTTCTTCGGCTTTAGTGAGCCGAGCGTCCATCTTTTGAAGTACTTCTGCCAAAGCAGCTAGACCCAGTGAAGTGCCTTCCATGTACTTCTCAAGACGACCATTGAATTCGTCACTCATTGAGAACCTCCAATATGATTCCATTCCATTCCAATCCAAGTAAAGGTTGGTCTTAGCCACCGCCGACCTTTATATAAAAATAGAACAAATATTCTAAAATGTTCTAGTTTATTATACTAGGGGAATTGAAAATCTACGAGAAGTTTATATATCTGTGTGTGAATTTATATCAATCTGACCGTCTAAGTACTTTAAAATCTCATTTCGGAAGTCGTACAACGGTACTTGAACAAGCTTTTTTAGCTTTTCACACTGGTTACCTTCGGGTAACGCTGCTTCTACTTGGTCTAATACTCTACCAACCATACGAGAATGTCTAGCTAATATCCATTCTTGTTCCGCTGATATCTTTCCTATCTCCATGATTCTACTCCTTAATCAACCATAAACCCCAGTGAAGTGCCACCTTTGTTCATCATACTCTGAATATAATCAGGCAAATTATCCCCTACAACCCTATTCAAGGCATCTTCCAAATACGGCTGTCCTTTTCTCATATGTCCTTCTACCAAGGAACTTCTACCATTTTTAAGTCTTCTTCTAGTTGTGGGAATATACCCCCCATCATGAACAAGAACGGCATAAGGTGCTCGGTACGAAATGAATGACTCTCTTGGACTAATACTAGAAACCATAGAACGTTGAAGTTCTCCCGATTCATATGGAAGAGGCCCCTCAGGTTTAGGAATCTGAGATTCATCTTTAACCTGACGGGCTAACTCCTGCTGCAATAATTCAACAGCGGACATAAATATGTATCGTATACGGGTATTTCTATCAGTCATACCCTATTATACTAACTAACCCAAACTTCTGGAAGGTCTAATTCAAACTCCGAAGGCTGAGTATCGAACCTATCGAGGTAAACAACTTCTTTACCTACCTGTCCATACTCTGGGTGATAGTAAAGTACTAGGTGTTTTGGTTTAGTAATCACATGCAGCCTACTAAAAACAAATTCATCTCCACCTTTAGTGGTGCCGCAGATATGCAAACTACCTGTACCTATATCTATTTCATCTATTCTGTGGAAATGCCCTAACAAAACATCATCAAACGACTCAGGTACTTCATACGCTGCGTCCGAGATCAATTGAGTTTTGTATTGCAGAACAGCCCTCAGAGAAGTTATTGCTCGTTGAATGCTGGCTGTTGCTCCGCCCCCCGCAATAGAATCACCATGCATTATCAACACATTACGATTTGCTACTGAGAATACATGGGCAAAACTCTTAGGAATTTCAAACTTAATGTTTTTCTGATCTTTACAGAATGTAGCAATCCACTGATACATCATGTAATCCCAATCCATGAATCTATCTTTAGATGGGATTTTACGAGTCATGCGACCGTGGTTACCCACAACACATGGAACTCTAATCTCATCAAAGTGAGGAGCAAGGAACATCAAAGCTTGACTAATAACCTTGGCTCCATACATCATCTGCATCATGCAGTTGTCTACGTTAGTACGAGCAAGTTCTTCATGAATGTCTCCTGAAATCATGTCTCCTAGCATAGGAACAACTAGTTCTTTAATGTCGCAGATATTGCGGCGATACTCAGCTAGGTTTAGAACTTGATTACTCCAACCCCAAATTCGTCGGCTAAACAACTCAATGTCATATTCATTAAGTCCAACCATTTGTTCTGGAGATACTAAATCTCCAACGTGAGTGTCTGTAAGTGGAGCAACCATACTTTGAGCCGACTTACCTCTAGGTCCTTCGGAGGGTTTCCGAATAGGGAAAGGCTTTGTAGGCTTCATAGGAGTTACATATTTTTGTAAAGTGTCGATAAGCAGATCGTTTTTAGTTCTGTTCTTTATGACCTGCTCATAAAGCTTTTTGTAATATCTAGATTCAGCTTTATACGTTTCGAGTCTTTTATCTAACCGAATGCGGTCTCCTAGAAAGTCAGCCTCGGATTCAATAGGTTCGGGAGCTATGCCATCAGCCATACGCGCAGCAGCCTCATCCAAAACCTCAGAGTAATCATAAACCTCTCGGTCATACCATCTTTGGATAGTAGACCTGTGTACCGAAACCCCGTATTCTTCTTCTAGAAAATCGGCAAGACTAGTCCATGTTTGTCCGGCTTTCCTCCTCCGAATCAGTTCTGGCTTCGCTATTTCTGGAATCACGGTCATCAGCGTCCTCCGCTTTGCTTGTTTCTAAAACTTCAAAATACTCTTTAAACATGTTATAAAAGGCATCAAACTCTTCGTCAGTACTTTTATAGGTTGTTTCCTCTGGAACCTTTTCTTCTGTTTCGGTCTTAGCTGGTTTAGATGGTTCTTGTATAACAGCCTGTCTAGGTAGATCAGAACCAGCTTTTTCAACATCTTCGTTTTCAAGAACTGCGTCCTTAAGTTTAGACCCTGCTACAGCGGCTCCCATTCTAGCAAGTACTGCTAATTTTTCAAGCTCGTCGTCTTCTTTACGAAGATCAGAGGCAGCCGAGTTGACTATATCAGCTGCCCACTTTTCTACCTTTTTAGAGTCTCTCAGAAACCTATCTAGTTTGTCAACCCCGCTTCTCTTTTGTTTATTCTTTTTTGACGAATTCCCTCCATAGGTTGGAGTAAATACGCCGGGGTCTGAGGAGACAGCTACCGTACCAACACCTGCTACCGCTCCTCCACCACCATCCTCTTTCAGGAAAGAGACGAATTGGTCTAAAGTAGTTGATTTAGACATAGCTATCTCTTTACCACTCTTTACATCATCAAGAAGTCTAGCCCTAGACTTCTCTCTAGCAGCTTGGGTCTTGTAATCATCGTCCCTTTTTCCTTGAGAGAGCACAGATTGTTTCGCTTTGATTGCTTCACCGTGCCCCATTGCTGCGTTTAGATGAGCTTGTGCCGCTTCCGGAGATATTGTTCGGAGTCTGTTTGATTCCGCTAGGTGTCCTTGAGCAGCTTCATCATGGTAGTTAACAGGACTTCTTTCAATCTTTGGGTGATGGATTGCTTTTACACCATTGCCGTAGTAATAAACTACCGTACCGTCCGGACGTTCTTCTTTTGTCAGGTACGAATGATTTTTAGCTTGCTCCGGCTGCGACAAATATTTACCTGCTTCGGAGTCTGGGTCAATGTCCTTTTGTTCAGGAACGGAACCTACATGTCTGGTACCTGACTCTGGGTGATTGGAAGAATCATAATATAATTCTTTGCTCCAATCCCGCTTTTCCTCCTGTGGAGCTTTATCATCTTTCTGCTCAGGCATTAATTATCATCCTCCTCATCTAGTCGAATCACATCTCCTGTGTTCGATGTAGATTGATTACTAGGTTCCACCCGCTTATTCGCAGGAGGTTTTGGAATAGTAAAAGTTGCAGGTTCTACTCTATCCACACCTGTTGGGGTTAAGAATGCTACATATTGTTTATCGCCTTGGATAAACCACATTTTTGTACCATCTGGAGAAATTTCCTTTACCAACGGCGTTGGATAGCCCTGAGTCACCAAAGCATCCATCCACGATGATGTAAAAGTTTCCCCTGACTTTTCTAACCCAAACATTCTATTTTCGCCTTTACGCTCTCTAGCCTCAGCATATTCGTCTATATCACGCTCATCTAGAGGCATCTTATCATCAGCATTTGGAGTTCTCCAGCCTAGATTACGATCTTTATACTTACCCTCACCTTTTTCCATAGAGTTTTCTACTTCCTGTGGGGCTTGTTGTTCTTGCTCTGCCTGAGCTGCTTCTTGTTGAACTTGCATTATAGCTTGTTGCCTAAGCTGTTCCTCTTGCGCCGTGAGAGCCAAGACTTGAGTTTCTCCTTGGATTTGGGCAAGCGGTACAGGAGCACCGGAGATAACAAAGTCAACGTCCTCCAAAGCAGCACTCTGTCGCCTAAGCTGGATATCAAATCCCATATCATTTAGCATCTTAGCAATATTGGCTCGTTGGCTGGCGAAGTTGATTCTAGTTGCTTCCGCCTTTTCTTCTGGATGTGGAAGTACTAGTTTCCAGTCCTTTACCCCAAAGCCTTCCAATATGAGAGGGAATACTTTTTCGTGGAACAGCCGTTGATCGGCTTCAACCACCCGACTCATAACCATAAGTTGTTGGGTTTGCGTGGAAAGACCCCCAAAAGCATCTGGCGTACCCTGCCATGCAGGAGAGACCCCCCATAGAGCAGCAATGCGTTCTCTAATTTCTTGTTTGACTGGTAAGTAATCCATTTCCTGTAAGGTATGGAACAGTCTAACTAAATCAACTCTACCACGATTTGTTTTGGATGAGACCGCAACCATAGGTACAAAGTTAGGGTCTTGTCTAGCTTGTACAGCGATTGCTTCTCGCTCACGCTTTAAGCTTTCGGGGTCATCAGTTGAAACCATCAACATGGATGCGGGCATTTTCCTCTCGAAGAAATAGCGGTACAGGTTTCTATCCATACCTATGAGAGTCAAAGCCTTTTCAAAGATAGTGAGTATAGGAGACCAACCATAGGTCTCAGTAGGGTTAAATTTAGAAAGGTGGATAATTTCACTATCTAAGAAATAATGTACCTCACCACGATTGTGATACTTGTACATCGCAGGACGGAGAGCTAAACCACAATCCTTAGTTCCACACTTTCCGTCTTCCTCTCTAGTCTCTTCCCGATGCAGGGCACAAACAAAGTGCTGTTTCTTCGGCATACCTTCATCATTTAGATCAAATTCAATTAGAGCGGGATTCAACCTTCGTATCTCTTGAATCCTTGACCGAAGTACGTCCCCCTCATCATGGTAATATTCTTTATGTATGTACAAAAAGGCATCATCGAGAGTGTTTAAATCCCAATGGAATTGCCTTAATACTTCTTCTAAACTCTGATCGAAAGTGTTACAGTCTCTGAGGAACTTTTTAATTCTATTTAGTTCTTCCTCGTCAGGGTCTGCTTTAGTAGGTTCAAACGTTAATCCTCTCCGAAAAACTTCTCCGGTAATATGGGAAACAGGACCTCTAAGTTCCTCAACTTGAAACGCAATCGTTTGAAGGTCTTGCATTAACTGTCTACGGAACTGGACTTGGTTTTTAATGTAAGTGTTTACTAGGTAGTCTATCCCAAGTGTGGGAGAACTCCCCGTGTCACCCTCAGCCTTACTAAGACTTAAGAAACCCAACTTAGCATTCAAGTCTTCCATCTTTCCCATCAACGAAGGTGTTTCAGGAAGATAGTTGTTTAACCTCATAAATTAACCCTCTGTCCTTGTAAGACCGGAGACATCACCCAAAGCTGCTAGTTTTACTATTGCTGACAGAGCAGACTCCTTGAATAAGTATGTTTCGGATTGAGAAAGTCGTCTAACCTCATCCCTCAATTTTTGATTTTCCTCTTTCATTTCAGAGGCTATGGTTTGGGCTTGTACTAATTCGTCGTTTAGAGCTTCATTCTCCGCCATGGTTGCACTCTTTAGTACCCCCAGACGAGCCGCTTCTCTTACTAGAGAATGATATGCTCCTTCACTAAGAACAGTCACGGCTGGATGATCGTCAGGAATATCGTCCTCTGGCTCCAAAGTACCTAACTCGTTATGCCAAGTATCTAATATTCTCCATGTACCAGCGTTGTCTCGATTAGAGACATACTGTTCTCCACGTTCTCTTAAAATAGAACCGATAGGCATTACTATGCTCCTTCTAAACTATTATACTCTATTATACTGAATTTATGCTATGTGGCACTTAGACCACCCACAACTCTTACAAGCAATACAGCCACTCTCATCGACTAACATTGGATTGTCACAGCACTCATCAGCACCTACTAAAACAGGAACTTTATCTTCTTGGGAGTCTAGGAACGACAGATCAACAGAGGTGGGAGTTTCTTCATCTTTCTTATCAGCTTTTACCAAAACTTCCATTTCTCTACTACCTGAACGATATACAGTTATTCCTTTACATTTTGATTCCCAAGCTGACATATATGCTGCGTACACATCTTCAAGGGTAGCTTCATTTGGGAAGTTGATAGTCTTAGAGATACCTGAGTCACACGATTCTTGGAAAGCTGCTTGCATAGCTACGTGAGATTCTGGGCTGATATCCATAGCGGTAACATAAGTTTGCTTCACCCACTCTGGAACATCGTCTCTATCTTGGATTGAACCACCCCCAGAAATAAACTCCATCAAATCCTCAGAATAAAAATTATACTTTTTGGCATCCCGTTCAAAATACTTGTTTACGTAGTAAAGAGTTTCCCCTTCTAGGATATTCATCTTCTTCCACGCTAAAGCGAAAGTAGGTTCAATGCCACTAGAAGTATCAGCAAGCATGGAAATAGTTCCTGTGGGAGCTACGGTCAAACGACAAGCGTTACGGAATCTATCATCAGTATCAACATAATCACTATTGTGCCATGCCGGGAAAACCCCCCGTTCTTCAGCTAGAAGTTTAGATTCCGCATCAGCAATATCTTTAATAAAGCCCATCAACGAACGTCCTATCTCTCTAGCTTCCGGGGTGTCATACCCCAATCTAAGCTGGATTAGCAAGTCCGAAAAGCCCATAACACCCAAACCGATTTTACGGGTTGCTTTAGTCATACGTTCTATATCACTAGTTGCATAATAATTAGCGTCAATTACGTTGTCTAAGAATCGTACTGCGGTTCGCACAGTTTTTGCCAGCCCTGTCCAATTAATATTATCTCTTGGTACAGCAGTTGGTTCAGTTGAACTAGTGTTTCCGTTCGGGTTCTTGTAGAAATTAGCAAGATTTATTGAACCCAAGTTACAGGACTCGTTGCCTAATAGAGGTTGTTCGCCGCAAGGGTTTGTTGCAATCATCCTACCATGCTCTTGTTTAACGTGGTTGTCTCGGTTAACTTCATCAAGGAAAATCATACCGGGTTCACCATTGCGCCATGCCCCGTAAACCATTTTACTAAATACTTCACGAGCGTCTAATTCCCCCACCACTTCATTAGAACGTGGGTTAATCAAAGGGTAATGAATGCCAGCTTTTACAGCTTTCATAAAATCTGTAGTTACCCCAACAGAAATATTAAAATTGTGGATTTCGCCTTCTTGTGCTTTACAGTCAATAAACTCAAGAATATCTGGGTGATGGACATCCATCACAGCCATATTCGCACCATCACGTTTACCGCCCTGAGTAATCATAGAGGAAACCCTTGATAAGGTTTTCAGTACTTCAATTGGTCCACAAGCAATACCATGAGTAGTTTTTATCCTGTCTCCACGGGGTCGAAGCTTAGACAAAGCAAATCCTGTGCCTCCCCCAAATTTTTGAACCATTGCAGCGTCATGGGCAGCTTTCATAATACCCCCCATACTGTCTTCTAAAGGAAGCACGAAACAAGCAGATAGCGTACCCTGTTTTGTACCGGCGTTCATCAAGGTAGGAGAGTTAGGGATGAAATCTAAAGTTTCCATCATCCCGTAAAAATCATTAGAGATAAGTTTAACTTCTGCGTCTAGTTTACCGAAAGAAGTCTTCTCAACATCCGCCACCGCATCAGCGACCCGTCTAAACAAACCATCAGCGTTTTCTATGGGGTTCCCGTCATCGTCTTTTAAAAAGTATCTCTTTTCCGCTACGGTTTGAGCTTGAGAAGATAAAGTTACCATTGAAGCCTCCTAGCCTCTGTATAAACACAGTAAACAAAGTTTATTTTCGGGAACCCACACAGAAGGACCACATCCTTGTTTTGTACAAGTTGGGTCAGGTGCATTTTGATGCGTTTCCGTTTGGGGATTACTAGTATTATACTGGTCATTCGGCTGGGGTTCAAGCCTTTTCATAACCTCTTTTACACCACTTTTGTCTTCCCCCTGATCATCAAATAAATCATTCATATTACCGACTGTTTGTATCTTATATCGGCTAGATTCATAAGCTGCTGTAAGAGCCATAGCGACTGAGAAAAAAGCATCTCCATGACCCATAGGAGTCTCTGGGGCTTTGAGTTCATTACTAACCGAAAGTATCTGTTGTTTTTGCCTTTCATCCGCCAATAATTTTAGATTGCCCGAATTCACATACTCTTCAAATATTTGTGCCATAGTATGTTTACTCTTAGCACTGAACGACATAGGCCACCAAGCTGAGTTAAGACCTCTATCCTCCAGTTCTCCTCTTGTGTTATCGACATACCCTTTAGTTATTTTGAAATTTTTAGATACATCATTTAGATATTCTATCTGAGCCGAATAATCCCACCCATCTAACCACGACTGGTGAATCTGTTCTAGATATTGACCATTGCGCTTAAAGATAACTAGATGTGATGGGTGTCTTTTCTTACCCACATCGAAGCCAGCGTAAATCTCATCTTCTTCTGTGAAGAGATGGTCAACTAACGGAGGTAAACTTCGTAGGGTGTAGTCCTCACATTTGGAAATTTCATCATGTGTAAAGTAAGCTTCCGTATTGAACGCCGGTTGCAACAAAAACTCAGATGCAAAAGATTTAGGTTTAGCTGCCTGAGTGTCGAGTAGAAATTTCTCAGTATACATTTCAGGAAATAAAACCCGTCTCCCCGGTACTGGGTCTAATGCAGGTAATTTACGGGTGACAAATCTATCATCTGATTCTAATACTGATAACAAGTCTCCCGGCATCATAGGAGTACCAACTATAATAATGGGAACCCCTTGATTTGGAATAAACATAGATTCCGTAAGAAAGTGGTCTTCTATCTTTTTCATCACACCCATTGCTAGTGGGTTCTCTGGGTCACGCAGGATGTCATCAGCAATCAAAGCACCGTTAACATGCATACCTCGTTTGAATGAGAATAGACCCCCATGAAGAACCTCTCCTATTGCTCCATCTACATCATACCTAAACGTAAAATCTGCTCGTGGTGCTTTGTTGGTAAACCATTGTTGTAGGATTGGGTTACGAGCAACTTCTTTGTTTAACTCTCCTATATGGTATTTAGCCATAGTGTCTGAATAAGAAAGATAAAGAATGTTTGCGTTAGTCCCCATCTTTAACATACGCCAAACACTAAAAGCGTGTCCCAAGATAGTGGATTTGAAATGTGCTCTTGGGAGAATGCCTACATAATGTTTACCGTTTTCCAAACATTCTTCGATATCTTCGCAAATCGTAGCCACATGCCAAGCTTTAAAATACTCTGGATGGTCAAAACCCTGCGACCAAACATCTCTAGTAAATTCCCAGAAACTTCCGACAGAGTATTTCTTATTTGTTTCTAACTTATCAGCAATTAAAGATAGCGCATCAGCCACCGAAACGGTCTCATTAGGCATTACCGGCTACATCCTTTTCTTCTTTGGCTGTATTAGAAACCAGTAACCTTAACTTGGCTGCTATACGCTGCATCGTTTCAGCATCGTCAATCTCATCTATAAGAATCTGTATCACATCTTGCACAAACTGCAAATTTATCAAGCCTTCTAGGACTTGGCGTTCTCCTTGGATTCCAATAGTTGTTGCCTTCACAGCATCCAAAGCCCTATCAAAGGTTAAGGAATTTAGTTCTGTAGAAGCTTTACGTCTAATAGTTTCGTATACATCTAGATGTTCTTTTTGCAACCGAGCCAAACGTTCTGATTCTGTCTCAGCGGCTTTTTCAACAGCTTTTGTTTTGACCTTGTGTAACTCATTTTCCCAACCATACTTTTTTACCCAAGCGTAAATAGTTTGATTGCTGACATCGACAGAAAATTCAGTAGATACTGTTTCCGCAATCTGTCGTGCGGAATAAGTATCCTGAAGATACAACTTCAAGGCTCTGTTTTTTGCTTCTTGGGGTATAATTTTCGGCATGTTTTATTCTGTTGGGATGTCGGGATATTCCGCTGTACCGTAATGGTACGCTGCGTGTTCAGGGTTTTGAGAATCTATGCTACCCCCATATGGAGTACCGTTAGATTGAAGTAGCTTACTGAAGTCCATATAACCAGTTTTGTTTGTAGCTGCATTGTAGCAAGCAGGTACTTTAAACTTAGCCCCGTTTGAAAAGAAATTCTTAAAGTCTACACCAATCTCATCTCGTGTACAGACACCCTTCCAAATCTCAGCTTGCTCAACAATAGGTTTGAAATGGTTGTTTTTCCTAAGAGTTCCAGATGTACGCTGCGTGTCAGCAAATTGGGTATTGTTGATGCACTCAAAGTATTTACACCAAACAACTACGCCGTGTTTTTCTTTTAAATCTTCTAGTGTGGTACCTTCTGGAAACCTATCTTCATAAACTGAGGTTTCTTCCGTTTTAGGTCCGTTTTTAGACACATACATCTTAAAGTTCTTTTCCATACCTTTTCCTCCACAATGCTATACAGGCTGCATCCGCATAATCCTGCTCTGGAAATTTATCTCCCCACATATCCTTAGCAAACGCCATAATATCAGGCTTTTTAGCGTTGCCTTTCCCTAATACTTGTCTCTTCCATGTATTGTTGTCCACAGCCACAAAAGAGATACCAGACCGATGAAGTCCGTATTTTATACCAGCTACAACTGAAGCTATCGCTATAGTTGCTTTTGCGTTTTGTATGTATATCGCGGACTCAATTGCCGCTGCGGTCATAGTTATTATACTTAAATCAGCATTGAATTTATCAAGTATCTCGTAAAAACGATCATCCGCAGATTTCAAAGGACTGCCGAATTTACGTAAATCGACTAAATTTTCATCATCATCTACGAAAGCCGCATGGACAGCCTTGGAAGAACAATCAAAACCGGCATAAATCATTCTGAATCAAAATTATGATTTTCAACTAACTCATTCAAGTATAACACTGTTTCAGCTATAAAATTTATCTTCTGTAACATAGTATGTTGATCTTTTTGGTGTATATCAAAACGCATTGATAAACAACACAGCTCTACAGAAGATAGGATATCAAGCATCTCGTCCATAAATAGACTCCTCATATGATTTGGTTCTAAGAGCGACCACTCTCGAAACAGTTGCGTAGGCAGACGTATACAATCGAAGTTCCCCAAGAGTCTTCTGATAAACAGTTTTCATGTTTATGCACTCTCTTAGCAAATCCATCAACGCTGGATTAGTCATCAACACTTCACCCCTCAAGTTTTCTTTACTAGGTTTTCGTTGATTTTCGATTCTGTACTTATCAGCCACTTTAAACATAGCTATATTATAGGCTTCTTCAAACTGAGCTTCCATAGCCCCTTTACGAGCCTCTAAATCAGCTACATGTTGTTCTAGCAATCCTTTCAAGCCCCCGTAAACAACTAGATAATCAGACAACTCTTTCGCTGAGGCTGTCATTACCTTAGAAAAGTCTAATTCCGTTTCCGGTCGGTTAGTATCTAAAACAATTTTAGGGATACTAAGGTTAGCGACATAATCATTCGCTTGTTGTATAGCATCTCCATAAGACCATCTTTTTCTCATAAGTCAAATTTCCCCTGCGGTGTAACTTTTTTACAGTCACAATACCATTCCCCAGTACACTTTTCCGGTATAGCTTTCATGTTCATTATCCGGTGGCATCTATCAACTATATCTGACCACATCTTATCATCCGGAATAATCTTAAAGCATTTCCACTCTTGATTATCTTTGTTTTCATACAAAACATAACCAATTTCATACTCAGTCGTATGCAAATACAACTGAATCTGTACCATATGTTCCGGTTTAGGTGCGGATAGTTTTGAGAATAGACTACTCTTAATAGTTTTCAATTCTAGAATAGCAGTACGATTCGTCTGAGATGTGATAAGGAAATCCATACGTCCAGAAATAGGAGGGTCTTGATACTTTGCGGGTACTTCCCGATCTTTGAAAAGATCAGCTTTCACTAAATACTTTTCCATCCGATCTTCAAAAGTATTTCCGTGATCGAAAATTCTCTGTAGCTTAGGATTAACATCTAGTGCGGGCAACATACCATTGTAAGCATAGTATAGATACCTATCACAAGGGTTACCTAAGGAAGATGGGTAAAACACTCCTTGCGACGGAGCACGACCGGGGTCTACGATAGTTGCTTCTATCTCAAGCGGTAGCCAATTATCCTTAGTAGATGTTTTAGTTACGTTTCCGGGTCGAATCTGTCTAATTCCTGCCACAGTCTAGTCCTTATCGTTTCTAACGTGTTTTCTTTAAAGTGCATTATATCACAAATGCCTTGTTGTTTCAAAGCAGCATCTCGTTTTTGGTCTCTCTTTTGTAAGTGTCCAAAAACACCATCAGCTTCAATAACAGCTTCTAACTCAGGTAAGTAGAAGTCTACTGTGTATGGAGGGAACTCTGCTTGATACACATACCGAAGCCCCGTTTCCTCCAAACACCTTTGTATTAGTTTTTCTTGGTCAGTCCAATATCTGAACGGCATCTACAATCTTCTTCATCTCTTCAGGGAATTGGTCAGCAAATGCTCTAAGGTTGTCGAAACCCTGTATTCTCTGATCTGGAAACTTGTCGCAGTAGTACCATGCTCCACGTTTGGTGATAATGCCTTTCTCCAAAGCCTCTCTCAGGTAGGTTTCATTTGTATCAATACCACCTTCAATGCGGAATGGAACCTCAACTTGTTCCCACCGTTCTCCACCAAACTTATCCTTTAGAAGACCAGCCTTTATCATAAACCCGACACGCTCGTCCTTCTCTTTGATATAAGAGCCTCTACGAGTCTCCATGACAGCATGAGCAAAGAATTGTTGTCCTTTACCGCCCGGCATAGTCTCTATGGCTGATACAGGTCCCATAGACCCCCGTACTTGGTTTATAACAACTAAGGCAGAACCATGACTAAGAAGCGGTAGCAACCTAATCAAAGCTTGGTTCCAAGACCTAGCTTGCCATGCAATCGGGCTATAACCAAAAGAATCTTTGTTCTCAGTAATGTCTTCTGGAATTAGTCCTGCTACTGAATCTAGAATAACGAGATCAACACCATTCTTTAGACCCGCCTCCATCGCCCGATACGCATCTTCTGCGTTAGAAGCTTGCTTTACAAGAATACTCTCTGTGTCTAAGCCACACTTCTCCATCCAAACCGAATCCCAAGACATCTCGGTATCAACCCAAAGAGCAACACCATCTTGACTTTGAACTGTTTTGCATAATTGACTAGCTAGATAAGACTTACCTGAAGACCACCCACCAAAGAATAATGAGAACTTCTTCTTGGGAATCCCCCCATTCGTAATCCGATCAAGAGCCGGGATGTTAAAAGGAATCTTCTCGTATAGGAATTCTTCTGAATTACCTACTACAAAACCAAGATTCTTATCCTCTAATAATGTATTAAACAAATCATTCGCTGGCATCTACATTCCCCCGATTTAGATAAGCCTCTGCCCAAGCAAAACAAACAGCGGCACACTGAATAACTTCCTCAAACATACCTGCTGATCGTTTTTCATAAACTTCACGAGCAACTTCACCTACTTCTTCAGTTAGTATTACTGTCCAGTGCTCATCACTATTAAATGTTTGATCGCCCCATTTTTTATCTTGGCGTTCTCGTTCTGCTAGAACTGCCTGTAAAACTGTCATTCTAGTTGCTTCTTTAACCATTATCCCCACCTGCTTCCTGAAGAATCTTTTCGACTTCCGCATCTGCCATTTTGTATATCTTGACGAAAGCTTTACCTAACGCTTTACGAGCTTCTTCAAGTTGCTCATCAACATCATGGTCTAGCTCAATGTCATAGATACCTATTGTAGTCTTTGCGGAATTATAGTTACCTAAATTCACTGTAAAGGATATTTCTTGCGAAACCTTTGCCATCATAAACTCCTATCTCTTAATCCCAATCTAACAAGTCTACAGTAGTTAGTTCCGGTTCTACTGCTGGTATTTCAAACTTGCCTCGAACTGGGATTCCTTCGATTAAATCTATATCTTCCTTAGTTGCCCACGAAGGGTCACATACTTCCATGTCTACCTGTAACGGGAGATTCAAAGTGTTCTCCAGTAGCAAACGACGAACGTTAGGAATAACATCCATAGCTTCATCATCATGGACTTCGCAGATAATTTCATCGTGCACCTGTAATAAAATGGTACTCTGTTTATCAGCTAAGTATTTGTCAACCTCAATCATTCGTTCGGTCAACAAATCCGCACTAGTCCCCTGAATCAAATAGTTAACCGCCTTGTAGCCTTTATCGTGGGGGACTTTGTAGATACGTCCATACTTATTACGTACCCATCCACGACGCTCTATCATTCGTACCACTGTATCGAAAAACGTTTTCGACCCTGCTATGTTCTCGAAATATTCTTTCTTATACCTAGCTGCCTCATCGGGAGTGGTATTTAGTTGTTGCGCTAGTTTCTGCTTACCGATTCCGTAAATAACCCCAAACGTAATAGTTTTAGCAAGCTGGCGGTAGAACTTATACTCAGGGTGGTCCTTGTCTACCTTGAATGCTATCTTAGCCGCTTCGCCGTGGAAGTCTACATCCCCCTGTTTCATCAACTCTAACATCTGTGGGTTGTCTATGTAGTACATAAACATACGGACTTCCATCTGAGAATAATCATAGGAGACTAAAGAGTAGTTTTTTCGAGGTACAAACAAACGGCGTACCGCTATCTGCCCCTCGTCTTCTTCACTGTAGGATTCATCACCGACAAATCCCCACGCTTCAAGTACCTCATTGCTAAGTTTCTCACTATCCGCAGATGACCCACCCTTAGAAGCAATAGTGGCTCCCACTCTATCCCGTACTTCTGAATAACCAGCCTCATCTAATTCCACATCATATAATTTAAAATGGTTACGGGGAATATTTTGCAGGTTTGGACCACGAGAAGAAAGTCTGCCTGTAACAGTTCCCCAATTTGCAAAGGTTGTATGCATCACAGGCGTTTCAAGATAAGGGTCAACGTATGTAGACCTCAGCTTCAGCAACGTTCTGTACTGCCGAATCAGCCCTGCTACGGGATGGTTTATTTGAACAAGAGCGCCTTCATTCCAAGCATCTTGACCCTTATCGGTCTTCATGGGTGATCGAACCCCAACAGAATTAAAGTAGTTTCCTACCTGTTGAGTACTAGCAATGTTGAATACGCTCCCAGCTACACCATGAATCCGCTTTTCGATCTCCGAAAGCCGGTTTGTAAGCTTTTTCGTAGTAGATTCAGCATATTTTTGATCAATAGCTATGCCTCTACGCTCCATATTGAGTAAAACCTTCGTTAGTTCAATCTGAGTGCGAAAAACATTCTCTTGTTCACTGTTTTTGATCTTTTCTAGCGAGTCTTCGTACACCTTAAGTGTCCAATAAGCATCTTTAATACAATATGGACCTAAAATCTCCGGAGGACACAAAGAAAAGTCTTTATTCCACCGGTTTTTGACTAAAACTTGCTTAGTTTCCTTATCGTAAGCTGCTTCTGACGCTCCAAAGCGGCGTGTTATGGTCTCTGTAAGAGATAAGGAATCCACAATGCTTGATTCAGTAAGCCTAACCATAACTAGAACATCTATCAGGTCTTTATCATCTACCTTGAGGCCGTCTTTCTCCAAAAAAGGGACATCAAACTTCAAGTTGTACGCAACAATCCGTTTTATCTTATTCATTTCATCCATAAGTATGGGAAGAAAAGCTGAATCTAGATTACCCCCAAGGGTTTGGTGTCTGAACGGAAAGTAAAAAGCGTTATCTGGAACTGCAATACCTATACCACAAAGCTGATTATAGGAGTATGGGTCTAGTCCATTAGTCTCACAGTCAATTACCCATTGGTCATGCTTTGAAAGCGTCTCAATAGCTGAATTAAATTGTGATTCTGATAGAACTAACACCCATATCTCCTGTAATAGTAATTAAAAGGGTAGCTTTTCAGTTTCCCAGCCGTCCTCATCATCATCGAGAGAAACGCTAGATGTCGGGACTGTTTCCTGATTAGGCTCGGAAGGTGTGTCGGAGTAGACATCCAACATGTAATCCTTGATACTAGGGAGGTCATTAACCTCTGAGTACTTACTTTCGGAAATTTCATCTTCCTTAGGAGTAGCAGTTATCGTGTAGGTTGTGTCCAACCCTGCTCCTTGCCGTCTAATACGGACGACACCCTTGTTCAAAGTACCCCAATCGTTATAAACATCTACCAACTGGTTCCACAAAGCGTTACTGCGACCCATAGACAGAGCGATAACTCGGAAATCATTAATTTCTTCCTTATACACTGTCTTTCCTGAAGGACCAGTAACTGCTTCCCAACGATCATTGTTGTTTGGGTTAGAACCGTGGAATACCTCGATTACATACGCCCAAAAAGCAAATCGGTGTGAAGCCCGTGTTCCCTCAGGGATTTTTCCCATCGGACCATTAGGTCCTTCCAAAACACTCCTAAAAGAGCCACCGTCTTGAAAAGTATACATCCAGAATTCATCTAGATATGGGTCGTTGTCTTCTCCAGTTGCTACTGGAATTAGAAACGCCTGATCACCATCTCGGAAATACAACTCCCTACGATTGGAAGATGTTCCCCGTTCTGAAGATGTACGGGTGCTACGTTCATTAATTGCACGAATACCGGGCATAATAATCTCCTACCAAAAACTTCTATCTTCTACTATCTGGGTTACGACATCCTTTTGACGAACCTCTTGAATATCTTTATACCCAGATGGTAATTCAATATGTGATACTTTAATGTATTGTCCGAGTGATGTCAAGGCTCTTTCCATACCAATTTGTCCAGCTTCATCAGAATCTAGACAAAGTGCTATCTCACCTACAGGTAACTCCTGTAAAAGTTCTACCTGTTTTTTAGAGATAGACATTCCTAGGATGGACACCGCAGGATAACCCAATTGTGTAAACCACATAGCATCCAACGGACCTTCTACAACACACAATAGTGGGCAATCCTTTATGAGGTGCCCACCAAACAATACCCTAGATTTTTTAAACTCGTTCGGGTACAGATACTTCGGAAACCCCTGCTCCCTACGAACTGCCCAGCCTACCATACGTTGCTGTAAGTCATAGATTGGTAGAGCCAATCCGTTCTCAGCAGTTATACCGGCATTCCAATGCTTTAGTGTACGTTTTGTGAAGCCTCTATCGAAAATCCACGACGGTACGTAACTTTGGTTGTAAGGAAATTCAACTTCCGGGAGTGTGTCAGAAACGGGTACAAAGTCATCAAACAAGTTAATGTTTACTGTTACTTCGTTATCCCCTATAAGTTTAGCTAGTTCTTTCTCAGATATATCTAAATACCTAAGTAAGAATCCTTTTAAACTCCCCTGACCACACCCCCGAAAGCAAATCCACACACCTTTACGAGTGTTAATCGAGCATGAGTTATGACTGTCAGCATGAAAAGGACACAATAAAGTGAACTGTTCTTCACCTAGAGGAACAGAGACACCAGATGCCTCTAATACTGCTGACCAATCAATCACTTTGCTTTTGCCTTGCGGTCTGCTTTATTTGCTCGAACAAAGAGAACAACTTCGTTCTCATACCCGTAAGCATCCTTAATCTTACCTCGCTGGATATCTCCAACGGTGATAGTCATAACGGACTTACTTGGTCCTTTGCTTTTAGCTTCTTTGACCACAATGTTTTCCTCATTAGGCCTTAGCCATGTAAGTAAACCCATTCTAATCTCCTATAATCCTATGTCGAACTCTTCAATTTGACCAGAGTCAACTTTCCACGTAAAGGTGCAGTTATCGACCGAGAGGTCACCATCACGATACTTCTGGAATTGCACTTCTCGCTGATCGTCGAAATCTTCGACCATACACATTGAGAGTGCTACATCCGAAGCTCGTATTAGAGCGTCCCCAAATGCGACCTGATCTGACCGGGGAGGAGAGAACATATTTGCCCCTGCATCCCTAGTAGCTTGTGTTGATACCATAATGGAAGTATTTTGAGCCAGAGCGTAATTCTTTAGACCGTAGAACAAGCTGTGGCTTTGTTCCCACGCAGCCTTCCTAGAATCCGAAGTGGATATCAAATATACTCCATCTATCACCGTAATGTCGGGAGAGTATTTACGGATTAGGCTAGCAATACTGCCTAATGAAATGCTGTCCTCTCCATTAATGTGATCGCATATCAGAAGTCGTTTGGTATTAGACTTCTGCAAAAAATCTTTATACTGCGCCTCGTCGATAGGTTGACCTGTACGCAAGGCTCTATGAGAAAGTTTGTACCCCATCATCTGAGCAAGAACTACATCTAAACGCATTTCAATAGATCGTTTAGACATCTCAGTAGACACTAATAGCGTTCTATGTCCTTCCAAGATCGCTGTAGCCGCTGTCTTAATGCATAGCCATGTCTTTCCTACCGTAGGTCTAGCAAAAGCAGAGATAAGGTCTCCGGGTTGCCAACCCATGCCTGTAGAATTAATCGCTTTGAACGGAGTCTTTATACCGATTAGTCCGTCACCCATCTGTCTTTTCTTACTGCGTTCCTGCCACTCATCGAATCGAGTCATGTCCCCGGAATCGTAATGGAAAACATCCTCATCATACACCACTTCAATATCTTGAAGCTGGTTAGTGATGTTAGCAAGAGCCGCTTTAGGGTTATCGGAAAGCGTAGTTTTATTCTGGCTAAAAGTGTTTACTATCTCACGGAATAGAATTTGTTTACGAAATTCATCTTGAGCGTAATCAAAGCTTACGGTAACCGCATCCTTACGAAGTTTAGGGTACTTCTCTATAAGTACACTAGTCTCAGGAAATTCTTGGTATTGGTCATGGTATTCGTTTATGAATTTTACTGCGTCCCCATGTACCGCAAAATTCCTAAGGGGATACCTAAATCGCTTGTAGTTCTTACTGTCAGTTAGACCTAAAACTAATGCGGATTCAATAAAGTTAAAGTTGGTGCTATCCATAGAACTCCTACTTTGCTGACGGATAAAGAACACGACCTACATCGTTACATACGTATAAGCGTACCAAGTCCGAAGTATGGTCGTCAACTAATGCTTTAGCATCTTTGTACGAAGCGTAATCCCCATAATCCCAAAGTTTACGCATTTCAAAACCCAATACTTTGAATTTGCCCTCAGGTGCTCGCCTTAAAGACAAATTAGAATAGCTTATCTGTTTTGGCTTTTGATTTTCCATCTTTATTCCCCTCTAACAACATAACCAGTTCTTTGTATCGGGCTTTGTCCGATGCTTTAGGGAACCATTTGGTTTCTATTCGGACTAATTCCCGCCAAAGTACTTTATCAGAGGGCTTTGTGGATGTCAATACCTTCCAGTATAAATCTGGACGTTTACAATCAGGTAGATAGTAGGACAAAGCTGATAACGTAAACATTACCCTAGCTTTTTCTCCGTTTTGTTTCAGGGAGTCATACAGCGCAGCTAACACATTGAAGTACCCATGCGTATCAATTGCTTTTTTCAAAGCACTGATTTCTCGCCCTATGAAGGTCTGAACTTCATATTCTTTGCCTGTTTCTTTTGCGTATAAAAGAGCAAATGCAGAAAAGGCAGTATTAGCATTTAAGTTAGAAGGAGATTTTCTCGCCATAGTAGGTATTAATCTTTTCTTTTACCTTTGCCGCTATTTTATGCGGCATAGATAACTGTAATTTTTTACTTATTTCAGTATTAGTATACCCCATTAAACGTAAATTAATAAAAGCTAACTCAGTTCTAGTGAAATCTATAGATTCTAGGTTGTGTATTGTAATAAAGTCTTCTAATAGAGAAATCTTTTCTTCGATACGGTCTTTGAGATCAAACCCGTTTTGGTTTTCACTCTCTAAAGGAACTACATAAAAGTTACGCTTACTTTTCTGGGTAGCTTTAAAAAGTAAGGTGCGGATTGTATTAACCATACTAGTATGTAGATATGTATGGAATTTTACCTGCCGTGTGTCATCATACTTTGCCGCTGCTTTACATATAGCCAAACGCAGCTCCTGAGCCAAATCGTCTCTGTCTAAACCATTTATAATGACCGACGAAGCCATTTTTTGGACTTTTGGCTCCCACTGTACAATCAGTTCATTGTTTATTTGCACTATGAAAGCTCCTATACTGTTTATAACAATCTCTACTACAATAGGTGTTTTTCTTGCCTTCTCTTATTCGTGCTTCTTGAACAACCCGTCTCCGGTAAAAAGGGGAACGACACCACTCGCATATAAGTTTAACATACTTTAGTTGGAACATGCAAGCCCCATCATGGGCGGCGTTATTTTTTATGTTGCGGACGGGGAATACTATTTTACCGCAAATTTTGCACCACTTACGAACCCGCTTCCTTTTTTTGGGTTTAGGAGTCCGAACTGACGCAGTAGGCAAACCATTTCGTTTTAAAACAGCCCAAACGTTCTCTCTTGTGCTACCTATCTTATCTGCAATTTCTTGCAGGGTCATCTCTGGAAATTTTGTCCTTAACCGTTTAGCACGTTTACTTTTTTTCACTAGAATTCATCTATAGATGCTTGTTCTTTTTCATATGTTTTGACCTGTTCAGAAAGTTGACCTTTCCAAAAATTTGTTAAGTAGTCTGCATCTATGTCTCCAGTTCCGTTATCAGGACCTTTAATATAGGAAGACGCTGCTACAATCCTAGTCCACTGCTCATCT